CTTGACGTAAGGGCACAAGGTACATTGTCAACAGATATAGCATTTAGAGTTAGGAATAGTGCTGATACGGCTAATTTAATTAGTTCTCAAGGGAACAATGTAGTTGTGTTTGGTAGTGGAACTGCTGATGCAGATGATTTATTAATAAGAGCAATACAAGGAACAACAAACTATTTCAAGTTAAGTAGTCAAGGTGGTGTGGCTATTGGAAATGGTAGTTCAATTCCAGCATCTGGAAGTAATAATACAGCAATAGCTATTGGTTTAAATTCACAATCAAGAGCTTATTTTAGTACTGGTGGTGGTGTTGCCATAGGACAAACAAGTTATGCTGATGCTAATTCAATTTCTATCGGTCAATTAGCAAAGGCTGGATTGAGTGCTGGTGGTTCAAATTCATCTATATCCATAGGGTATAATGCAACAACAAATGCATCAGGTGGAGATAGAGGAATAGCAATAGGTTCAAATGCATCAGCTGGATTAAGTAATTTTGATGTTACAACGATAGGTTCAAGTGTTATTTCAGGTTCTTTTTCTGGTTATAGAAACACTTTCATAGGGCAATATGTTACTGGAGCAAATTCTCAGACTGATATGATTGTTCTTGGTGGAGGAACGGGTACTGGAGCAAACGCAGCACAACCAACTATAACTGAGTCATTTAGTGTTTATATGGGTAATACACAAAGGAGTTTCTTTGTAAATAAGAACACAAATGTTGTAATGAAATCCTTAGGGGCATTAGTATCAGGCACAGACTTTGCAGCAGCAGCAACAAATACTATTACTATTCATAATGGTACAGCTCCTACTGTAACACTTGCAAATGGAGGTCAGCTATATGTAGAAGGTGGAGCATTAAAATATAGAGGTACGTCAGGAACAATCACAACAATAGCAGTAGCATAAGTTATTATCTTTACAAAAAAAAATATTATGGCAATTTTAATTAAAGCAACAGAAGAAAAAAAGATTACAATCTCAGGAACAGGTATTGAGTTACCAGAGGTTTATGGTAGAATTAGATTCTTAGGTGATTATTCAGGAACTACTATTGAAGGTGAGGTAGCAACATTTGCTAATGCAGAAACATTTAAGGAAGGTAAAATGCTTTACACTGATGTTCCTATTGGAGCTTATCAAGCTAATCTTGAAGAAGGAGAAGTTCAATCTTTGGAAACAGCTCATAAATATGCAAAGATGGCATATGAGCAAGAAGGTTATGAAGTAGAAATAAAATTATAAAAATTGGAAAGAAAAAAAGGATCATTTATAATGAATGAAGCTGGATCTTTTGAAGGAAGATTTAAGGCTATTGTTGTAAATTCAGATGTATTAATAGAATCTCTTTCAGATAATAAAAATAGAGAAGGATCATTGTCTTTGCATATTCAAAATCCAAGATCTGAAATTGTAACTGGCTCAATTATATCAGCTATAAATGGAGTAGTATTTACAGAGATATCTATAAGTAAAGGATCTATTGAGATAATATTCTAAGATGGCAGAAAAGACAGCAGTATTTTCTTTGAAGGTTGACACTGGTAAAAGTGTTCAAGACATCCAGGCATTTGATAAGGCTGTTGAGGGGTTAAATAAGGATCTAAAAGAAACATCTCAGACAGCAACAGATGCATCCACAAAAGGGATGGAGCAGTTTGATCAGAAACTTGCAGAGCTCAATCAAAGACTTGAGACTGGTGGATTGACCATGAGAGAGATGACCAAGTTGATGAAGGAATATCAGAACTTGGCAGCTCAAGCTGGAGGAGAGAGTCCAGTTGGATCACAGGCAATTGCCAATGCAGCCAATCTTAAGGATGAGATTGGTGATCTTAAAGCTCAGACAACTGCTTTGTCATCAGACTTTGTTGGTTTAGATACAGCATTGCAAGGAATTGAAACTGGAGCAGCAGCATTCCAAGGAATACAATCAGCAGTTGCATTGACAGGTGTTGAATCGGAGGCTTTAACTCAGACAATGGTAAAGTTGCAAGCTGTCCAGGGATTGGTTAACTCAGTTAGTATTATTGCAAACAACTTGAATAAAGAGGCAATCCTTGGAATTCAGTTAAGGAATGCTATTGAGAAGGTTGGTAATTTCATTCGAACAGGTACCATTGCTGGACTTGGAGCACAAGCCACAGCTCAAGGAGTTGTAACAACAGCAACAACAGCAACAACAGTTGCAACAAAAGCATTGAGAGCAGCATTAGTTGCAACAGGTATTGGTGCATTTATAGTATTGTTAGGATTCGCAGCAGATGCTATGGGGTTGTTTGGTGATGAGACTGAGGATGCAGAGGAGAAACAAAAACAATTAGATAAACAGATTGAACAAACAAATAGTCTAATTGAAAGTCAAGCAAGGGTGATTGAAAGTGTGACTGATATAATTGAAGATATGGCTCAACAAGAAATAAATGCAGCCAAAAGAAGAGGAGCATCAGAGGAGGAAATAAATAAAATAACCAGAGAAGGGCTTCAGAATCGTTTAGATTTTTTAAAGGAAGAAGAGGAAGCTGCAAAAAATTTTTATTTTAAAAAAATAAAAGATTTAAAAGCATCAAATAAAGAGATGGATGCAGCAGAAGAGGCATTCAATAAAGTATCTAAGGAAAGAAGAGATCTTGAAAGAAAAATTGACAATGAAGATGCAGATAGAGAATATAAGTCAATTCAAGATAGACAAAAGAGGCAGAAGGATGCAGCTGATAAAAGACTAAAGGCTCAACAAGATGAGGCAAAAAGATTAGCTGAATTGGCAAGGAAAGCTAATGAAGATAGAATCAAGGCAGAGGATGAGCAATACCAATTGAGTCTTGACTTAATGGCTGAGAGCAAAGATAAGGAGCTCTTGCTATTGGCAATTGATTATGATAAGAAATATGATCAAGCTCATAACAATGCAAATCTATTATATCAGTTAAGAGTTCAAGAGAATCTTGACAGGATGGCAATCATCAATCGGTACAATCAAATGGAGCTTGACAAGATTGCAGAGCAAGAGGCTAAGAAAAAAGCATTGAGAGAGCAGATCATTAGATTCACAAACTCAGATAGAGATAATGAATTACTTGATCTTGAGGAATGGTATAAAAAACAAGAGGCATTAAACTTGGCAGCATTCAAAGCTGATGCTATTGATGAGGAGGAGTTCTATGATGCTGGATTGAAAGCTCAGGAAGAGTATAGAAAAAAGAAAGCTGAGATTGATAAAAAGTATGATGACATTGCTAAGGAGGAAGGATTAAAGGCAAGAAAAGAAACAATTGCTAATATTCAAAAAGCATTAGAAACTGCTCAAAAATATTTTGATGAGGTTAAGAAACTCAATGAGATACTTAATGCAAATGACCAAAACAGATTGGATGAAATTGCATCCAATAGGGAGGCTGATCTTGCTAATCTTGATGAGAATTTAAAACAGCAGTTAAATCAACAAGGATTGACGGCTGATCAGAAGGAAGAGATTGAGAAAAACTTTGCATATCAGAAATATCAGATTGAGTTAAAGGCTTATCAAGAAGAGGAGAAAATTAAGAAAGCTCAGTTCAATAGAGATAAAGCCATCAAGATTGGACAGATAGCAATGGACACAGCCAGTGGTGTTATGAAGGCAGTCTCTGCATCTCCTTTAACTTTCGGTTTACCATGGTCAGCATTTACAGCTGGTCTTGGAATAGCACAGGCAGCAGTTGTTGCCAATCAACAATACAAGGCTGGGACTGCACCATCTGCTCCACAATTAGGAGGAGGAACGGCTGGAGCTGGATCAAGTGAATTTACTGCCAACACAAATGCTCAGACAACAGATTTAACTCAGATGACACAAGGTCAACAGCAAGGTCAAACTACAACTCAAGTTGTTGTGTTGGAATCTGATATAAGTAGCACACAAAATAAAGTTCAACTACAAGAGTCTAAAAGTACGTTTTAATCCAATTACATCTGGATTGATTCCAGAATCCATCACCAGTTGAGAAACATCCCTGAAGTGCAATAAACTCTTTTGCTTTATCAATGGATGGTACAGATACCTTGCAATTGAATCCATCCTTTGATGGGACCTGGTATACATTGCAATAGATTGANTTGATAAAATGNTTGTCATCTTTCCAGTTGATGTTGTCAAATAGATCAATCAGTTTCTGGCTATTCATCATCACAGGAGTATGTGTCTCAAAATTATAAGCTGTGAATTTATTATGTTTTAAGAATTCAAGAGTATTGGTTTGAGCAATCTGAGTATGGGGTGGATGCTCTGGGTTAACAATAATAGATCCCATCTTAATGGCCACATGAGGTTGCCAAGATTCGGTGATAAAGAAATCCTTATTCATATAAATGAAATCTCCTCCAATCTTTTTTGCAAATGTCAAGATTCTATTTGTCACATCACATCCTCTGATGTTATTGTGTTGAGTGCAAGGAAGATTATTGATGCCATCCACAGCTTTGCCAACTGTCCATATCTCAGCATCTGGATATACTAATCTCAACAATCTGATTGATTGGTTTATTTCAAAGTCAGACTCAGCCTTACTATGATATGGATAAACAAATTTCATTTCGAACAAAATTACATATTATTATATGATTAGAGAGCTACCATTGTATGATATTATCATTGATCTGGAGGATCCAGAAACAACTGTATCATTCAATTCATTAGTTGCAAATCCAGCACATGAGAAATCCTTTGAAACATTCTCTAAAAAGATTGCTTATCAGTTTAATGATGAGGAGCAAGTCATCACTGGAGTTGCTATATCTGCAAATACTCCCATATTTAGAAGAGATCCTCAGACTGGTGAGGAGTATTATGTGAACTTTTCACCATCTGCAATCAAGGATATTGTCTTTGATTATGCAAGGAGAGAGAACTTTAACAATGTAAATCTTGAGCATGACAGCAAAAGAGTAGTTGATGGTATCTATATGATCATGAGCTACATCATTGATGAGTCAAAAGGATTCACAGCTCCAGAAAGATTCAAGGATGAGAATGATGGCTCTTGGATTGTAAGCTACAAGGTGACTAATAAGGATGTATATGATGCAGCTAAGGCTGGAATGTTCACAGGATTTTCAATTGAGGGAGTATTCCAATTGCTTGAGACTGGCAAAGGATGGGAGCATGAATTCTCAACCATATATCAAGAGCTTAAAAAGGTTCAGGAATACATCACTTTTTACAATGATTATCCAGAAGCTGTGAGCAACAATGCTAAGAAAGGAATTGAGCTCAATCAGAAGTATGGAAATAAATGTGCCACAAGGGTTGGCAGATTAAGAGCAACAACTTTGGCTAACAGACAGACTGTCTCAGTTGCTGTGATCAAAAGAATGTATTCATATCTGTCAAGAGCTGAGGAGTATTATAATGCAGATGATGAATCAGCTTGTGGAACTATCTCATATTTGTTATGGGGNGGNCTTGCAGCNAAGAGATGGACAGAGGCAAAGCTGAAAGAATTAGGGATTTTCGAACAATAAATTATAATAAACATGAACAAAGAATTACAAACTATTAAGGAATTGATTGCTGAAATGAAAGCACAATTCTCTAAATCAGTTGATACATTTGAACAGGCAACACTTGCTGATGGAACAACCATAGTTGAATATGATGCTCTTGAGGTTGGAATGCCAGTATTTGTTGTAGCTGATGGTGAAAGAATTCCAGCTCCAGAGGGCACCCATGCTTTATCTGGTGAACTTGCTGGTGTATCAATAGTGGTTAACGCTGAAGGAGTAATCACAGAGATCATTGATGAGAGAGAGAATGAAGGAGCTGGAGATGTTGCCGTTGAGGAGACAAGTTCTGACTTTGAAGCAATCTCATCTGAAATGTTGCCACAAGTATTGGAAGATGTAACTGAGGTAATAGCTGAGAAATTAGGACTTGAGATGGGTGTTGCTTATGATGTAGCAACAGCTGTTATAGCTAAGATAAATGAGGACACTACAATGCCAGTTGCTCAATCAATGAGTGCTGAGGAAGTTGAATCAATTGTAAATGCAAAACTTGAGGCATTCTCAAAAGCTGTCGAAGGCTTAGGAGAAATGACCAAAGCTATTGCTGAAAATAATACAAACTTGCTAAATGAGTTGAGCTCTTTGAAAAGTGAATTCGAGGCTTTCAAAGCACAACCATCCAATGCAACAAAAGAAGCTGAGAAGTTCAGCAAGGTTGGCAACCTGACAGCCAGACAACTATTTTTGAAAAATTCTAAAGTATAAATAAAATGTCATTAAAAAAGTATTTAAGCACCAAATTTAATTGGGATGTCTCTGGCCTTGCAGCATATGTTGATGAGCAAAGAGAAGATTTAATTGTTCGTTCAGTAACTGAAGCGAGAACATTACAATATTTAACAATTCAACAAGGGATTAAAGGATCTCAAGAATTGAAGTTGATGGATGACTCAGTTGTATATCAAGCTGGAGATTGTACTATGACTCCATCTGGAGATACAATATTCACTGATCGTGCAATTGCAGTTGAAACTCTTGGTTATATGAAATCTTTCTGTCAAAAAGACCTTGATGGTTTTTGGACTCAGTTAGGTTTACGTCCAGGTGCAATGGCTGAAGATAAGACTCTTCCATTTGAGCAACAAATCATCAACTACTTATTGCAGTTACATTCATTTGAATTGGATAAATTAATCTGGAAAGGTAACAAAGCAACNGGTACAGGTAACTTAGCATTNATGAATGGGTTCCGTCAATTCTTGACAGTTGCCAATGGATGTGTTGATTTGAACACATCTTCAACTGCATCAATCTCTGCATCNAATGCATTNGATGTGTTCTATGAGTGTTTNNTTAATACTCCAGCAAATGTTGCTGAGGCTAATGATTTCATCTGTTTCACAGGTCGTGAGAACTTTAATTTCTTGACTAAGAACTTGGTTGATGATAACTTATTCCATTACAATCCAGCTAACATTGGTGACTTGAATGAGTTGATCCTTCCAGGAACAAACATGAGAATTGTTAAAGTTAACGGATTGAATGGTCTTGATAACATCTACACTGGTAGAGCTTCTCAATTTGTATTTGGAACTGACTTAGCATCTGATTTTGAGAACTTTGATCTCTGGTTTTCGCAAGATGATGATGTCATATACCTACGTTCAAAATTCAGAGCTGGTGTTCAAGTACCATTCTTGAATCAAATCGGAGTGTGGAATGGAACATCTTCACCTAACTAAAATTAACAAGGGAGTGGGTAACTGCTCCCATTTTATAAACATTAAAAAAACAAAGAACAATGGCTTGTAATATGACCACAGGATATAATGACAGAACTTGTACCAATGGAAAAGGTGGTATCAAATCTGTTATGTTATTCCCATTAGGAAATGTTTCTGCATCCACAATTGTTGATAACGAGATCACTGCTCTGACTGTTACTGGTGAAGTATTCTTATATAAGTTAAAATCAAACTTATCAAGTTACACTGCACCAATCCGAGTGAATAAAGGAAATGGAACTCTTTGGTATGAACAAACCTTGACAATGATCTTGGCTTCGGATACAAAGGAATTGAGATCTGAAATTCATTTGTTAGGTCAGAATGAAGTGGTTGCAATTGTAGAGAAAGCTGATGGAACTACTGTTGCTCTTGGATTCGGTGAAGGCCTACAAATTGCTGAGGCTTCCGCTTATGGATCTGGAGTATTGAAATCTGACAGATTAGGTCATGATATCATCATGGGTGGATTGGAAAATGATCCAGTTCCAGATGTTGATTCAGCTGTTTATGCCTCTTTATTGGCACAGCAATCTCCATCAATTTAAGAATTGAATAACTCTTATCATAAAGGGAGGGCTGTGTCCCTCCTTTTTTTGTATATTTGAATCATGGAA